AAAAGGTTTTCCCTTTTCAACGCAACGCATAAACTCATCAGTCACACCAACAGAGATATTGAAGTTAGTTAGTTCACCCTCATTACGTTTAGCCCTAATAAACTCTTCAATGTCTGGATGGTCTACACGTAGTACAGCCATCATCGCTCCCCGTCTATGACCGGCAGAGACTATCGTTCTACAAACCGCATCAAATATACGCATAAAAGATACAGGCCCACTAGCGGAACTATCAAGGCTAACAATCCTGTCCCCATTAGGACGTATGCGGCTAAAGTCATAACCAATTCCACCACCTCTCCGCATCGTTTCAGCGGCTTCCGTAGCACGTTGCATGATGCTTTCCATAGAGTCTTCAATCGTTCCTGAAACAAAACAGTTATATGCAGTAACATCCCTTGGACTTCCCATTGCTGACTGAACCCTACCCGCTGGCATAAACCGTTGGTCTAGGAACAGATGTTTCAAATAGGTACGATGATCCTCATTGTCGGACATAGCTGCCGACTGTCGGTAACACGCCTCCTCGAATGACTCATTAGGTAGTCTATACTTCTCAGAGTGAAGGGTATCACAGGCTTGTACTTGGGGTCCATACATCTACACGTTCTCCTAAATCAATTTCAACTTCAAAACAAACACCAGTGGCTTGAGTAATGTGAGGTTGTGTTTTCATTTTAGCTACGGCACCGGGTAGTACAACTTTCTGGCAATGCTCCATAGTTTCCTCTGGTGGTGCTTGGTAAACTTTAGTATACAAATTACCATCAGGCATCATTATGGTTAAAATTAACACTAAAACTTTTGTCATACGTATACCCCTTCCACTAAATCAGTAAGGTCAGGAGGTTTGTAATTCGGCCCTTTAAGCACCTTACCATTGCTATCATATATTGGTTTACCCTCGTTATCAAGTTTAGACATATTAGAATAATGGACCCTATTAAAAGCGGGATTAAAATTACCATAAAGGGTATTGAGACTAATGATAGTCCCACTAAGAACATACTGTAAATCACACAACTCCTTCATCAAATTTGCCCATTGATCCACAGAACCTTTTTTACCTCTTTCTAATTCCATCTCTAAAACATCAATGGCCTCACATACCTCATGTGCTTCCTCTAAAATTAACTTTTTTCTTAATTGGAGTAATGATACACGAGGTTCACTATCAATATCTAAACCCATTGCTCTGTGAAACCGTGCAACTTTTTGTTCTCTAGATACGTGTGTGTATGGCATCATGTCAATTCACCGTTGTTAAGTTTGTTACATTGTGACGGATACAGCTATCTAGTAAAATCTCTGCTGCCCTTAGTAGTATTGCTTGCTTTAGGTTGTCATCTGTTAAATCTTTAGCAATCAATCGTACCTCCTCCATACGGGAAACAATCGTATCTGGTGCTAGAATCGTAAACGTGTTGTCATCATCCATTATACTACCCATCATACAACATATATTCATCTGTGTCAACATCAAAGATTTCTCTAAGAATATTTTTTTTATCTTCCATTCTATCCTCAAACGCTTCCAGTAAATCTTCCGATGATATATCTAAAAGCTCACACAAAAGTGGGGGATCAGCGAGA